GCGAAAGGAATCTTGTCTTTGAGGCTCATTTCACCCTCATCAAATAATTTATATTCACTATTCTTTTTATCTTTTCTGTGAATCTCATAACGACCACGCTCCAAAACTCTGATCTGTTTTACTTGTTTTTCTCCATACTTCCCATCAGGTTCTACAACATTCTCCAACAACCTTAACTGTGTAAGCTGTCTTGCACCATCTATAATTTCAGTTCTCCAACCTAATATGTCTCTAGGTGTATAAGTTACCCAATAAGGTCTGGTCTTGTCTCCTTCTTTTGGTGCATCTACTAAGACCCCAACATGACCAAATGATATAGCTGTTCTTGCCGTATTGTACAACCACACATTTAAATCATTTTGCTCTAAGTCCACATCAAAAAGCTGTTCCCTCACTAAATCAGAAACATTATCAAGCCTTATTGGTTTTCTTGTGAGCATACCAGCCAGCATTTTCTCTATTCTCTGCAAGTAAGGAACAACAGTTGACCTTGCTAATCTTGTGTCATAAGCGTCATCAGTTTCTCTTGGTTCTTGCATTAAATACTTTCTATGTTCACTCCTGATCTTGTATGTGCCTTCCTTCAAGTCTGTTATCAAATCCCAAAACTGTGCCATGCGTTGATATGCCGCATTTGGTGATTCAACTGTAGAAACAGCCTGTGTTATAGGTTGGTTATAAATATTTAATGAGCTATACACAGTTTTTCCTCATAGTATCATTAATTCTAATTCCTGTTGGTCGCCCTGCACGAGCAAACAATGGATTAAATTCTCTCCAAATCAAATATCCAAGACAATCAGCCATGTGGTCATAGCCAGATTCTTTGTCTGGTTCTCCCTTCTCATTGTATGACTGAAGTTCCATTGATTGTATTAGCTTTCTGCAACTGGCATGGATATGTAAACGGGTTTCCCCTTTGCCGTTACATAAAAGAGCCTGTACGGAAGAAACCCTGTCTCTGATTGGCGGATTGCTGCGTGGTGACTGATTACTGAACCCATACGACTCCAAAATGGCAATATCAGTTTGGCTACTGTTTGTACTCCTGTTTCCTCCACTGGCATCTGGGTAAATATATATCTTGTTCATAGGATATCTGGCTTTGATGGTTTGTGCCAAAGCATCTGTATCGTGAACCCCTGATATCTCGTCAAATATTAACAATTTTTGATCTTGGACAATACCGATCACGGCATTAGTGTTGGAAATGTTAAAGTCGATCCCGATTCTAAGAGGCTCAAGACCAATATCAGGTTTATTGTTTATGACATTCTGTTCTCTAGTAAAGCGGTCATAAACCTGACCAGTTGTAAGATTTACAAACTCACCATTAAGATATGCCTGCAACATTGATGGATCATAGTTTGACTGCATACGTTCAATAAAATCCTCTGGTAAATGTGGATTATCTTGCGTCCGCATCTTTATTAAATGCCTGTCCTTACGTTCCTTAGCTTCATCAGTGCCAAACGTGTTATATAACCAGCGAAAGCCTTCTGGTGTTGAAGCTGCACAGAATTGTCTGACATTACCAGCCCTTAATCTTCCAAGTATTTTAGGGAAAGCCCTGTTTGCAATAGATGGTGATACTACATCTATTTCATCAACTAAAACATGAGATAAATTTAAACCTATTATTCTTGACCAATTTTCAAAAGATCTGCATAACAGCTTGCTATCTCCCTCTTGAAAATGAATTGTGTACTCAGGTAAAGGACTAGCTCTGAATGTATATGGTATTTCATACTGCTCAAGAAACTGTTCAAAGTCTGTTTGCCAAATGTCTCTAATTAATGGGGCAGTTGGTTCCATAACCGCCCCGATATAACCTATATTCTGTGCTGCTAGTTTAATAGCCATACTGCACAATGCTCTAGTTTTACCAGCACCATAACCAGCAGATAAGCCGACAATTTCTGATTGATTATCAAAGAACTGTTGCTGTGGTGGGTGTAAATCTGATCTTATGCGATTTAATAGCTCATCAGTATCAACATCAGTAGTTAAAAAACCTTTTTGCAGTACATGACCAGTAGAAACAGTATCTAAAAAACTCACGAACAAAGATGTGCTAATTTTGCTGCGGTGTTTATTGCACCTAAAGCAATGTGATATTGACCAGCCCTTCTTGCTTCCATTTGTAAGGTGCTGCATTGCGATAAAAGGTCAGCTATCATCTGAGGTCGCTCCATATCCCAATCGGCCTTTAACTGGTCACGAGCTATACCTAGATACTTATCTACGGCTCTTTCTTGAACCCCCCAGTTTTCGGCTGCATAACGTACACAGTCAGATCTTCGTCCTCCGTTTGCAATTATGCGAGCAAACTTTTGAGCGCGGATTATTGTTTCTGCTTGTGTACCTTTTTTAGCCATTAATTAAATGATACACGTTTTGCAGTGTTGCCTGTAAAATCTTCCCACCTTTTAACTATTACATCACAGTATTTTGGATCTAATTCCATAATCAGAGAATGTCTGTTTGTACGTTCAGCAGCTATAAGAGTTGAACCAGATCCACCAAATAAATCAAAGATGACTTCATTTTCTCGACTGCTATTTTTAAGTGCATTTTCAATTAAAGAAATTGGTTTCATAGTTGGGTGTAAATCATTTTTTAAAGTTCTTTGAAACTCCCACACATCTTCTTGTTTATATCTTTCACCGTAAAAGCAACCTCCTGTTTGCCCATATACTATTGGTTCATATCTTAATTTATAATCTTTATTTGAGAATGTGGCTTGATTTTTAACCCAAGCAATTAAAGTTTTCCATTTTAAATTGTTTTTTCTCATAGCTGATAACAATAAATCTAAATCCAATTGAGAAAAACATACATACCATGATGATGGTTTACATAAAAAAATTGTTTTACAAAATAAATTACAAAAATCATATAAATCATCATTCTGCAAAGAATCATTTTTTATCGTTTCAAATTTAGTATTTGCACTTTTGTAACCAAAAACTCTTTTACCATCTATTGATGTATTGTTTAGTCGTGAAGATTGACCTGTAAAATTAACACCATAAGGGGGATCAGTAAAAACCATATCAACTTTTTTTTTATTTAACAGTTTTTCAACGTGCTGAATATTAGTAGAGTCACCGCATAAAAGGCGATGGTTGCCAAGAATATATAAATCACCTTCTTTTGTTATAGGTTCTTCTGGCACTTCTGGAACGTCATCAGGATCTGTTAAGGCTTCAGTTGGTAATACTTGTTTTTTAGAAAGTATGTCATCAAGTTCTTTTTTATCAAAGAAATCATTTAAATCATGCTCTTGTGAAAGTTGTTCAAGCATATCTATGTCCCATTCTGATAAATCCCCAGTTCTGTTATCTGCAATTGCTAAACCAACTTTTTGATCTTCTGTAAGATTTGATCTTTTTACAGCAATTATTTCATCACCATCAGCTTCTATTATTTTTAAATTTTTAATGCCTGCGGCTTTAGCCCCTGCGATTGTTCCATTGCCTGCAAGTATGCGATTATTTTCATCTATTACTATTGATCTTGCAGCCCCATATTGTTCAAGGCTTTGTTTAATAAGTTTAGAAGAACGATCTGTGCGCTTTCTAGCGTTTTTAGGATCGTTATGAAGATCATTTATGGAGGGCAAAGTAGTTTTTTTATCTAAATGTAGCTTGATTGACTGTTTTTTGTCGATTTAATTGGATATTTTGTTGTTTTTCCCAAAGTTTAATAAGTGTTTTTAATTCAAGAATCCTTGCTTTAGCTGCATTAATTCTATCTTTTGTTTTCATAAAGATTTCATGGTAAAAGTTCTTAACTGATCCTTAACTTTTTGCACTTCTGGCGGTAAGTAGGTTTTGTTTTGCTTAATGTTTTTAGCAATAATTTTATTCATGAGCTTTTGTGTATCAGCCCAACCTTTTTTTCTGATGTTGTGTATGTCTCTTGCAACATCTATTGGTATTTCCACCCCAAGCTTGTTTCTTATCTCACCAGTCTCAGTTCTAAACCCATGAGAGATAATAGAGCCGTCAATATCGTAAGTTGTATTTGCCTTTTGACAATGACAAATAAGGGCTAAATCTGAGCCAGTGGATCTTCTGCCGTCTTCAAGTATGTCATAGTCAGGATAATGATTGTTTACAAGTCCGTCTGAGTTATGGACTATTCCAGAGTCGTTACAGGCAAAACATTCGTAGTCGGGAATGTTGAATGTGACTTCCCTGTCTATAGCTGCACGTTTATAGTTTTTCATTTGTTACTCCTATACCTAATTTTTTTTTTATGGCTTCATATTCTTCAATATCGCTTATTTTTCTTTTTTTTAAAAGTTTAATACATTCGGTATTTATGGCACCTTGTATCAGCCACAATTCTCTATCTGTAAACATAATGGGGTGTTTTTAAAAAGGGGTGTTTTTGGGTTTTTTAAATGTAGCTGTTTTCTTAACAGATGGCAACTCTAGGTACTGTTCATACTGTCCGTTTTTAATCCATCTGAAACAGTCGGGAAATAATGGGGTAAAGTTATCAGCCTTTAATTGCTTTGATCTGGCTCTTATATCGGCTTCAAGGCATTGAAGTAGTCTTGTCTGTATGTTTTTACTTAATTTCATAAACTGCGCCTCTGCGAGCTTTCTGGATTGGGATACAACACGCAATGTTGAAGGGATTGCTTTGTATGCTTTCCAAAAGGTATCAAAATTTTCATGAGAAAAAGCTTTATTAGTTTTATAGTTATTTGTTTTAGTTATATTGTTTTTCTTAGGGTGTAGCTCTGACACCACCCCAGTGTCTCTCTGACACCCCCCTAGTGTCTGTGTGACACCACCCCTAGTTCCTGTGAGATACCCCCCATGAAAGCTTGGGTCTTGTATAGGTAATGCTTTGATATGACTCCAAATATTAACCCGATAGCAGTTTGTTCTCTGGTTAAATTCATCAATCCTATATTGTTTTTGCAACAGGTTTAGCTTTACCAATTCGTTTACAGTTCTAATAACTGTTGATCTGGACATCATCGCATCTTTGGCAATAGTCGCATAAGAAGGCCAAATGTTTGGATAATAACTTTGTAAGACCCACAAGACTGTAAGCTGGTGCGGTGTTACCTTACCTTTTAAAGATGAAGGCAATGCTATAAATGGTGTATTTTCTGGAATAAAACTCATTTATGGAATATCTAATAACAATTAAAGGGATTGAAGCTGCACCTCAAGGCAGTAAGAAATTTGTAGGCAAAAATATAAAAGGGCAACCGATGATGATTGACACCTGTAAACGCTTGAAGTCATGGCGAGATCAGGTTGGTATTATGGCGAAGTTGGTTTGTGTGGACGGTATTATTGAAGAACCTGTATCAATAGAAGTTACGTTTTACTTTAAACGTCCGAAGCTTCACTATGACTCAAAAAAACTATTAAGGCAAGATGCTCCAACATTTGTAACATCAAAACATAAGGGTGATATAGATAAACTGTGCCGAGGGCTACTTGATGGTTTAACAGGATCAGCATTTGCTGACGATAAACAGGTGGTTAAAATCCTTGCCGATAAGAAATATTGTGAACTAGAATCTCAAGCTGGTGCAACCATAAAAATTACTACAATTGAACAAAATTATGAGAAGAATTGAAAGACCATCAGGGCAAAAATTACATTTTTTAAAAGAGAACAGAAAAGAAAATCTTGTTAGAAAATTATTAGATATAGATTTACGTGGTGTAAATCATAAGGTTTATATTACAAAAGATTTCAGGGCAGATTTAACAGTTAATGATGGTAAATGGATTACTGACTATATCAGGGAAAAGATTATGAAGCACAATTATAAGATTTCTAGAATCTCAAAGCTACAGGTAAAAGATTTTGATATGCAAGAAATCAAGGCTTATGAAGAACAAATGATGGTGTAGTCGGGATATACATCAGCCCTTCGCATGGCTGCCCTGCTTTTCCTACGTGTTGCGATAGGTTTTTTATAGCTTTCAGATCCCTTTTTTCATTGATCGTCAGGCTTCCCGACTAAATTTTGTTAAGTGCATTTTCTAATCCAAAACAAATTCTAGCTATAGTGCCAGAATCCAAATGTTCTGGGAAAGGGCCAATTGATTTAGTAGATGGGTTTTTACTAAGAAACTGCTTAAGTTTTAAGCAATCATCAGCCCTCAGTCGCACAGATATGTCCATAAGACATATATACCATCACCATAGCGGATCGTCATATGGTGGAATTACCTCTGGTTCTTGTTTTTGATATATTTTTTCAAATTGCTGTCTTTTTTTAAAATATAAATCTTTAGCCTGTTGATATTTTTTTATATATTTTATTAACTTATGTGCAAAATAATTTCGATAAATCCAATCCGTATTGTATCCAGTTTTAAAATTTGCGTTTCTAGCTAAAGTTATAAAATTATTTAATAAATATTTATCATTTTTCAAACTTCTTATTTTGCCTCTAACCTTTTCACCATGTTTAAAATTTGGTGTACAAGTTCTATAGTCCTCACCTAAAATTTCTACTCCGTTAGCTGTTAATACAATAAACTTTATAAACGTATGTCCATTATGTAATTGTTCATTAAATATTGCTAAAACTATACAAAATTCTTGTCTATTTTGTTCTGTGTAAAATACTAAATTATCACCAACAAATACATTAAAAGTTTTTCCATATTTTTCTACAAAAATATTTCTATTATTTATTATTTTGTTTGTATCTAATAGTTCTGTTAAAAAAGTTTTTGTTTTTTTTGTAAAATTTTGCTTTGCGTATTTAGATTTTTTATACCCTTCTGTAATTGTTATAGGTTGATTATTTTCATGTCTTTTTAATTCTTTAAGTTCACCTTCTATTGTAATAAGTTCTTTTTTTGTTAGCTCTAATCCACAGTTGGGGCAAGCTTTTTGCTGTTTATAAATAAAATTACAATTTTTACAAGTTATATATATACTTTTACCTATTTTCTTTTCTTGTTCTACATCAAAATTTAATTTCCAATTTCTTTTAATATCTATAAAATCATGAGTATATGTATTGCCAACATGATCTAATACAACAGCAACTTTATTTTTTTCAGGTCTTAAAACTCTTCCTACTTGTTGTATATATAAAGCTTTTGATTGTGTGGGGCGAAGAAGGATAGCTCCTGTGACGCATGGCAAGTCAGTTCCCTCACTAATCACATCAACAGAAATGACAACTTTTGTTTTATTATTTTTTAAATTTTCAAGAACTTGATCTCTGTCTTGCATGCTCATTTCACCTGTTAAAAGTTCAGCATTAATATTTTTCTCTATGAATTTTTTATGAACCTTTTTTGCGTGTGCAATATCAACACAAAAGGCAATTGCTGGTTTACCTAATAAATGCTTTTTATATTGGTGTACAGCATCACCAATAATAATTGGTTTATCCATTAATTTTTCTAAATCTTTTGCTTGATAGTCACCTCTTCTTACTTTTAAGTTAGATAAATCTGGAATTTGTGTACCAGCAAAAACTTTGTGTTCACATAAATAGTTATTACTGACAAGTTCTTTTACTTGAACACCCTGTATGAGCTTGTCAAAAAACTTTCCCAATGGTTTACCATCTTTTCTAATAGGTGTAGCTGTAACTCCGACTTTTATGGCTTTTTTATATCTTTCTATTATTTTTATCCAAGTGCCAGCAGCAACGTGGTGGGCTTCATCAAAAATTATTATATCTGGAATAAAAAAATCTTTTCCTGATACTACTTTTCTAAAAAGTGTATATACAGAGGCAACTTGTAAGTTTTTTTCTATGTCTGGTTTAAAACCAGATGCAATAATTCCATAAGTTTGATTTATAAAATCAAGCTTTTGACAGGCTTGTTTTACTAATTCTCTCCTGTGAACAACTATCAAGACTTTTTTGTTCAAAGATACTAATTCTTTTGCAAGTTCTGAAAATATAACTGTTTTACCAGCACCAGTTGGAAGAACTAATAAAGGAGCTTTTGCCCCTTTTTTAATAGAGTCTCTTAATTCGTTTAGAACCTTTATTTGATAATCTCTTAATTGCATTTTTTTGCCTCCTTTATTCCAAACACTTTGTCAAGAGAACTAAACCCTGTGTCTGAATACATGGTATAGACTTGACCATCTGGGTAGATACCAAGAGTGATGAAGTTCCAGTTAAAAACACATTCAAAGTAATGATTGATTTTGTCATCTTTAATATGCTCTGCCTCCTGTTTGATCTTGAGTGCCAATAATTCTGCAACGCTATGATCTGCGCTTAATGATTTGAATTGAGTTTTCATTTTTAAGGGGTGATATGTGAATAAAAAAAAAGGGCTGTTAAGCAGCCCAAGGGTCGTTGGTTACTTCACCAACTTTGTAAGTAGTAAGTTTTGCTGTTCTCTTAGCAACTAAATCTGGCCTGCCGCACCAGTTCTCATAGTGGTTGCCCCACTTATCTTTACCTATAACTACATGAGTGTAAGTTCTTGCAGTTGTTCTTGTTGTTTGTGTTCCGTCTGTGAATGTTGCGGTTAGTTTTCTTGTTTTAGCCATTGTGTTTAGCGAAGTGTTGTATATAGAACCCATGTCTGGGTATGTATTTATAATATATGATTATCTATAAGATTGCAAGTATTTATCCATAAGATCATTTAAATATGTTTATATTCTTAAAATTAATCATAAATATTGACAGATAATAATAAATAATATATATTTAATAGTAAGGCCGACAGGCCGTTCTTTCGCAAAGGTTTTTAAAAATGAATCAAAAAATCAAAATCGGTGAATACGTTAGGACTACACCTGAGTATTGTTTAACCTCATTTAAATATGGTGAAGTCGTAGAGGATTATGGCACTAAAGTTGTAATCGTTGATGAAGAATCAGACTTGTATGACGACAGATTAACTTTTAAAAAATCTGATCTCATACCTTTAACAAATAAAGAGCTTGAGTACATAATCAAATTCAATAACTTAAATAACTAATGACTAGCAAACTTGAGTACATCATCTGGGGCAAATGCCAAAAGCTTACAAAGCATGATGATGAGGTAATTCTTTACACAAAAGCTACAAGCTACAAACATGCAGAGTATGTCATGGATCAGTTACAGAGCCAGCATCAATGCACAGAGACAAGAATACAAGTTCTTGATCCATCAGAAAAACCAGACTTTCGCAAGGTATTTTAAATGAAAACTTTTCAAACAATCCAAGATGATTTAGGTGTTGTTTATGCAAAACCTACAAATCATAGACTTGATCCTGATGGTCGCATTGTTGCTGACTACACAATTATTGATGCACCAAATGATTTGAAATCAGAAATTGGTAAATTCAATACTTACAGACTTGCAGATATGAGGACAATTAAATGATTTCTTCCTCTAAAACACAAGCTGAAAAAGATCAGCATAAGAGAGACAGATTCAAGGCTCTCAGACTTCCAAGAGTTCAAGCTTTAGTCAAAAGACATAGGCAGTTACAGAATTTATCTAATCAAAGCAATTACAAATTTACAAAAGAAGAAGCTATGCAAGCTGTCAAACTATATGAACTTATGCTTGAAGAAGCAAAAGAGGCATGGCTTGAAGTTGAGTCCTATAACTTAAAAAAACTATTTAAACCAAATACTACGGAGCTTGATTAATGTCTAATTTCTTAATGCTAATGGCAGCTTCAGGGCTGCTATTCACCTCAATGTCATCTTCTTTGCATGATATGACAGTCAGAGATTGTGAGGTGTTTCAAGTGCAGTCTGCGTGTTCTTATTTGGAGCAAAAGAAATGAGCAACTTTGAAGTAAAAAGAATTAATCAAAGGCTTGCTGAATTAGAAAAGCAAGGCAAATTAGTCACTTACATGAAAATTGCTTTATTTGAAATCAACGACAATTTAATTCAAATTAAACAACGATTAAATGAATTAGAGGCAAAGTCATGAGAAAACATACAATAACCATTTACACGAATGATGAATATTCTTTATACGACATTCTCAAAGAAGTAAGATCTGAAATTGACCGCAAAGTATTTGATAGGCAAAACATCAGGCA